CTGTTTATTTTTTGAACGAGAGGGGTATGGTCATTAGTAGCTGGGCCACCATTATAATCAAAAAAATTATAATCGCTTTCAGGCGCAGGTCCTACAAATAAGGCCTGACAGTTGTAAATTACAGTTGGCCTTGCCATTACTTATCTCCTTCATAAACGCTTGCATACAGTATTCCGGCTAAAAAGTCATCAACTTGATGCTCTAGAGCAACGCCTTGGACTTTATTAACCCTTTCGTGGTTTCTGTCGGTGGGTTCAGCGGCATACCTGCCAGCTTTTGCTAACCAATTTTCAGGATCTTCGTTAGCGATCACAATGTTAGTAATCTCTTTTGCGATTTCCTTTTGCTGTTTACTTAACCTTTTCCGATTATGTAATTGCCTCAATGACGATTCGACCTCTAAGTTGAGCTTGTCAGATAAACTTAAGTTCTCTTGAATTTTAGATAAACTAAAATGAGTTTTCGCGGCTTTAGTTCCGATTGGTGTTTTAGTATCCGTTTCCTTGGGTTTATTACTGGCCGCAGGTCTACCGTTCATTTGAGCACCCTTAGCGCCGCCAATAATCGGTTCATACAAACCCTCATTCCTCAACTCTTTGAACTTGTACTGAGACTCCAAGGACTCCTCCTCTGTTGGAAAGCGTCCAGACTCAATAGCTTGAATACCTTCCTCCGGAGTAAGAACTCCAAGCTCAATTAACCGGCTATAAATTCTAGAGTAAACTGAAGTGTCTCTTAGGTCTACGTCTTCAAAATGAGCTCTAGGATAGTTCTTGAAACCCATCTCTTTTGAAATACGGCGAATCTCAGGCATTAAGAAATTCTCAAGGAAAACTCTCCTACCCTGTTTAAGTCTTTCCATAAAGACCTGAACTTTTATGCTACTGTTTGCAAATTTTTCATCGCTAAGCAAAATGTTATTTAGCCCCATTTGAATGTCTTGATTTACGACATCGTATTTTCTTGGGTCTAGGATATTCCCTATGTCTGGAATAATAAACTTAGCATCAGTTGTATAATCCGAAATCAGAACGCGGCCTACAGATTCGTTTTCAAATAACTTCTGCATTGCCATCAAGTTTTGTTGGTTGACACCACCATCCGCGGGTTTAGCGCCCATGGTGATTAAGAGAATGGCTTGATTAGTAGTTCTAGCTACAGCCATGTCCATCTGCTTCATTTCCTGCTTCCAGTTGATGTCTTCCAACACTGGATAACCCATCGGAACTGCAAACGGTTCGTAATCTTGCTTCTTGTAAAAGATTGCTGTCAGCTTCTCTACATCTAAGGGGATTGTAATCGCCGCTGCCCCTACATTTTTAGACTGCTGAATAAGCTTTTTAGTTTCCTCAGGAAGACTGTCATAGACTTCTTGGTCTTCTTCTGTTTGAGGGTATCTAAGTCTCTGCAGTTCGTAATCAGTTACAACCTTGTAATAGATACCAGTACTAAATGTGATACTTCCTTGAAGTTGTATGTCTGAGGGATTTAAAATGATATACTTAGAAGGTATTTCCAATTCTTCTGAAGCTTCAGCCAGTCCAAAAGTTTGATTAATTTTGATAGCGTCAGAACGGTCCATTTTTGCATTGAACCTATGAATAAAAACATTTCCCGACCTGTAGTATTCCCTAAAAAAGCGGCTCTGCAAGTCATCGATATTGATCTTTTTAAACAAAGTGTCAAAGAACTCTCGAGACTTTCGACTACCTCCAGTATAGTAAAGATCACTAATAGAGAACTCTGTCATTAGATCTATGGTATTTCTGAAAACAGAAAAGTTGTAATAAGCTTTCTGGCATAGGATAATCGTATCTCTTACATCAATGTTGGAGTTATTTTTAACGCCATGAGAATACTTGAATGGTATCATCCCATTCTCGATGTTCCTAAACCTGTCAGTACGCGGAATATCAGCCGCCGCGTTTCTGCGAGTCCTTGTTTGACTAGCTTTAGATTGATGCATAGCCATCAAAGGTTCCGCGCCTTGTTCCGTTTTCTTCCTTACTGCCATAATTTACTTTAATTTTACACTTAACCGAACATTTTGGGAGTAAACGTATAGTTAATTTCCGCTTGCTTGGTGTTTTTAATGTCATTATAGGCCTTAACTGCCCAGTTACCCAACATTAGTGTCGTATAGTTATCTTTTCTGGCTCTATTTACAGAAGTGCTACGTCGCAAATGTTGTGGCAAATCAAAGGTCTGAGTGCCTTTAGCTGTTGTTTTCACTTCAACTAAAGCGCATTGCTTTTTGGTCTGATGAATCATGTCGTCTTGAAACTCAATGAAATCCCCTTTTGTTTCATGTGGAACAAATTTTAAAGGTATCGCTTGAGCAGATGACTTATCAAAATAACTACCGCAGGCGGCGGTTCTAGAGCCAAACCAAATTCTTTTATGGTCGATAGAAGCCTGAAGGTATTCGTTAGCTTCTCGCAAAAAGGTTGTAGAAAACAATTGCTTGAAACAAATGACCCCTTCTTTTTTATTGTACTGCTGCTTGGCTTTTAACAGCATGTTTTCGTAATCCAATCCAGATTTATCACTATTGTAATCAAAAAACTTTATGTTTATACGGCCACTTGTAAAAAGCTCTGATTCATTAGCGCTGTCTATGAATTGATACCCCGCGTTATCAATAATTATCAAAGCTAAGTTAAAATGCGTAACAACATAATATAAATATTTTATATGATCTTTTAAGTCTCCACCCGCTACAGCGTAAGAATGCACCAAAGTAGAATGATTCGGCGAATCTTCATCTAACTCCAGAATAGACATTGCAAAATAGTCAGAGCTTGGGCTGTTACTAAAACTAGGGTCAATTGCTAAAATGTATTGTTTGTCTTTATCACCCTTCAACAAGGTGTTGGGTTTTTCACCATCAGGAATTGTGCAGTCATGCATCTTCTTTGCGCTAAAGTAACTGTCGCTTCCATCTGTAAACTGAGCGCAATATTCCCGCAGAAAAGATGAATTAGAGGATCCTCCAGATTGAGCTTCTTCAATTACAGTACTATCTATCATGTCTGGAGGGATAGAATCAAAAGACATCTGAGATATAAAATAATTCGATTGAAGAATGTCGTCAGAATAGATATTGTTCATCCAGTCCTTGTAAGTTTTGTACAAGTTTTCAAAACTAAAACTAGCTGAAGACAGAGCAATCATCTTAGAGTTATTCTGGAAAACCATTCTATCTTTTTCTTCCATCTTACCTTTAGATATTAACTCATCCTCCATTTCCCTGATCTTAATTCTTTCCGCCATATCCTGTGGAGCAACCAAGAATGGCATCAGCACAGTTTTAATAGTCTCTTCTGGAAGTAGCAAAAACTCATCAAGAACTAGAATGTTAGCACGGAAACCACGAATCTTTTCTCCGCTAAGGGGGATGGCTGTAATTGTACCTTCGTTTATCTTCCATTCAAACTGATCGTTGCGTTTAGATTTAGCGCCAAAAGCTTGAGCAAGCATCGTCGCCTCTTTAGTCTCTACAATCTTTTCTATATTATTGAAGATAAATCTTGCGGTACGAAAGGTAGGGCCAGCAATCAAAATTTTAGTACGCGGCTCAAATATACATTGAAGAAAGCAATAAACAGCAGCTATGAAACTTTTACCACAGCCACGACCCCACACGCACATGTTGAAGTTTCTATTGAAGAAAGCTTTAAGAGTTATCTCTTGAAAAGGAGCCAGCTTAATTCCAGATAGCAGCTCCGTTGTAAACCCCAAGTTCTGACGCAAAAATTTAGCCAAACTAATTTTAGCTTGCCTATTTCCCAACTCTCCTTCAAGTTTTGAAAACTCTTCATTTAGGTTTGGTAAAGTCGTGTTATATTTTTCTGGACAGAACCACATTATAATAATTTTAAATCATAAGCTAACTGTAAATCAAATTTATCTTTTAAAATATCAGACAATAAAAGTTTTTTTACTATCCTTACGCACTCTTTTCTACCGTTAGCAAATAGAAACTGAATGTGGGGAAATTCCTGTATAAGATCTCGAACATTGTGAAAAATAAAATCCGGGGTCACTCTTGTATTTTTTTTGTAGACGTGAGCTAATCTATTAAAAGCCAAGCACTCTTCAAGCTTCCTTTCTACTAAGATAACCATATAAGCCTCCTCTTCCGCTGCTCTGTTTATTTCATTCTTAAACCTTTCTAACCCTGAGCTTAGAGTGCCAATTAAATCGGGAACAGACTTTCTTTCTATATAGGTATTATGAGTTTTACTTTTATCATTTAGGCAGTAATCTCCAAACTTCAGCCCTTTAACTTCTGTTGGGAAATCCGAGATATTTAGAGGCTTCTGCTCTCGAGAGTCTATATAAATTAAATGATCTTTCGTATAGTTCTCTTCAAACTGCATGTTGTTAGGCAGCGGAGACAATTTATTCTTTAAGCCTATATCTTCGCATAGCTTATAGTAATCTCCAAATATGACTTCATAATAT